TATTCTAGAGGATGAGTTGCCTCAGCACGATATTGTGGTGTGCAATGGGATTTTCTATCTGCTGCAATTGACGCCATACAAATAGATGTTTGAGATTATCCGACGAGGATATTAGATAGTGAATGAGGCCCTATTGTTCACCTCTCTCAATGGGCATGAAATGATGACATCTGTGTCGCATAACGGTGAATTTTGGGCGAGACCTGATCTCGTGCTGGGCTTTGTAATGGACCTCTGCACCAAGGTAGTGTTACGGGCCGACTATCTGCCACAGGATTTTGCATGCTCACTACGCAAGATATAAACTTCCCGCTGTATGTGCGCCGGCAAGACCTCACGAAGTTCTTGGTGCGCTATGAGCTATTTAAAATGGCGATGCATGTGCATGGGCATATTGTTGAGTGCGGAGTGGGCGATGGTGGTGGCCTTTTAGCATGGTATCATCTAAGCAGCATATTTGAACCGTACAATCATGTAAGAAAAATACTTGGATATGACACCTTTTCTGGATTTCCTGTTGTCTCCCCCAAGGATGGAACTCACCACACTATTGGGGAACAAGCCTTTCACTCATACGATGAAATTGTTAGGTTAGCAGAATACCATGATAATAATAGACCGATAGGACATATTCCCAAACTAGAACTTGTAAAAGGTAATGCATCTGAAACTATACCCTGGTATTTGAAAAATAATCCCCACGTCTTAATTGCCATTGCGTACATGGATTTTGACATTTATCAGCCAACGAAAACAGCCCTGGAACTTTTTCTACCCAGAATGCCTAAGGGTGCAATTATAGCTTTTGACGAAGCATGTAACGCAAACTGGCCAGGAGAAACCATTGCCTTATTGGAAAGCATAGACATGAGACACCTAAAGCTAAGGCGGTTCAGTTGGCAATCAACGACTAGCTACGCGGTTTTGTGATGCCGAGAGGGAAAGAAAGGCCCAATTGTTCAATTATAGATTGCAACAATCCACATGAGGCCAGGGGCTTTTGTTCGAATCACTATAACAGATTTATGAAATATGGAAACCCCCATGTGACAGTCCGAGAGTATAAACGGCGAGGGCCAATTTGTGTTATTGATAGTTGCGGCAGGGGGCATTATCAAAAGGGCTTTTGTGCCGCACACTTTCTAAGATTTAGAAGATATGGAGATCCTATGGCGGGGCGTCCCTTGTTGGAAAAAGTAAGGAGGCCCAAGGGGGAGGGTAGCTTTTATCAAGGATACAAGTTATTCCAATCTAATGGTAAAAAACGAGCTGAGCATAGGATTATCATGGAGAAACGGTTAGGGAGACCTCTTCGTAGAGATGAAACCGTGCATCACAAGAATGGAGATAGATCGGACAATCGGATTGATAATCTTGAGTTATGGTCATCTCGGCACCCCAAAGGGCAGAGCATTCAAGATAAGGTTCAATGGGCGAAGGAAATATTGGAATTGTACGGAGGCTTTTTGCAACCATGATCCTCACCGCTCACCAGTCTCAGTACCTTCCAGGCCTGCGCTTGTTTGACAAGATCGCACGGGCAGATATGTTTGTGTACCTTGATACAGTGCCGATGGAGAGCAGCGGCTACGAGAACAGAAACAAGATCAAGACAGCGCAAGGATGGCAATGGTTGACGGTGCCAGTATTGAGGGATGGATACCAGTTTAAGCCAATTTCGGACATAGTAATAGACAATACTCAACATTGGCAAAAGAAGCACTGGGGGAGCTTGGAATTAAATTACTCTAAGTCTGGGCATTGGGAAATTTACGGAAACGTTTGGAAGCTCATATATTTTCAGCCTTGGCATAAACTAGCTTGGCTCAATTACAATATTCTCTTGTTGGTACTTGAACTTATGAAGGTTAAGAAGAATGTTGTTAGAGCTAGTGAATATAATTTTGTAGGCCACAAATCCGACCTCGTGCTTGATATGTGCAAGAAGCTGGGGGCGACGAAGTATATATTCGGCGCAAAGGGCCGTGACTATGCGAAGGTGGAGGACTTTGAGCGTGAAGGTATTGAGGTGGAGTTTCAGGACTATCAGTATCCGGTATATCGCCAGCTTCACGGTCCCTTCCTAGAGAACATGTCGATCATAGATCTCCTTTTCAACAAAGGCCCAAAGAGCCTAGAAATACTGGTGAATAAATGAGCACCGTGCTCATAGTCGCGGCACATCCAGATGACGAGGTCTTGGGCGTTGGCGGCACCATCTCCCGTCTCTGCGGCGAAGGCCATATCGTCCACGAACGCATCATTGGCAAAGGCCGAGGGGATGAACTCGACCAGCGATTTGACACACAGCCCTTATTGCATTACATTCAACAGATAGAGGCATGGATACACGAGTTACAGCCTGAGATTGTCTATAGCCATTGGCGCGGGGATCTCAACAAGGATCACCAGATTATCTCTGAAGCCGTGGAGGTTGCGACGAGGCCATTGCCGGGGTGTTGTGTGAAGGAAGTGTATGCGTTTGAGATACCTGGAGATAGACGGTTTGTGCCGGATGTGTGGGTGGTAATGTCAGTGAGAGATATGGATGATAAACAAGAACAAATGAGTATAAAATATATGTCAGAATTACACATGTGGCCCCATCCGAGAAGTAAAACGGGCATTGACACTCAGGCTAAATATCGCGGGATGCAATGTGGTCATGAATACGCCGAAGCTTTCCAGGTGGTGAGGATTGTGCGATAATGGCTGATAAGAGGAGCAAGTAGAAGATTGAGAGGCGTAGCGATTTTTAAAAAATTATGTTGGCCTATAAGCAGAGATTGACAACAAATTGGCACGGTCTATGCTAAAACCAATGCCTGTCCAGAAAACACGAAGCCTGAAACCTCGAGACCAACACATCCTCATTGGTGCGAAGAGTATTGCTCAGCCATTTGGGTGCTCCCCGCAGACCATTTATCGCTGGCGTCGTCACTTGGGCTTCCCCGCCTGCAAGCTCCCTAATGGTCAACTCGCCATTACCTACACACTCATTGACCAGTGGTTGTTAGCACGGCACATGGAGCAACGAAAGAATGGCCGACACCACCAATCCTGAGAACGTGCTCGCACTCATCAAACAACTGAGCATTGAGCCCTTTCAAAGCCTCTTGGCTAAATTACTCAGATGTGAGCCTACAGAGCATGCAATCCAGGCTCATGCGAACAAATATCCCGATAAACACTTACAAGCACTCACGATGGCTGCACGATTGGCGGGCTATCACAAAGATGCTCCAGCCGTACAAAACAATATGTTTGTGGTCATTCAAGGGATGAGCGATAGCGAACTGAGGCAACTCAATCAGAAGTTGGATGTGGAACGGAAGCAGTTGATGGAACAAACGGTGGATGGTCAGTTGGATAGTCTCACGCCCTCTCACGACGCCCAGGACGGCAAGGTATCGACATCGCCTATAGCATCATCTGGGATGCCTATAGCTATTGAGCCACCACATGTTGTGGATGAAGCGTAATCATACGGCTCGTAGGCATATGTCAACACATGCAACGGCTTTATAATCATGTACTTATGCACCTTACGTCGGATAAAATGTTATATGTAAACTATTTAACTAGTGTTGGGTCATTGACACACCACAACATAAAGTGGTAATTATAGGGGTAGGGGGGGGTGGGGTGAGGCTACCATGTGCGTGCGCGTACGATACCGCTCTGGCGAATATGTACCTTACCCCAAGTGCCAGTAGATCGTGCAACCTAGGCCAAGCTAGGCGTAAAGAATGAGGCTTCTTGACGTGGTATCCGTCGCATTCAATGTATCCAAGGTTGAAGCTAGGCGTCTCATCCACTCCGGGGCCGTCACCGTTTGGTCTGGCCCTAGAATTTTCACCTACGAGGGCAAGGTCTGGTCCACCATCACCCACTGTCCCCAATGTGGCTGCACCTACGACCCCACGCGCTACGCGGAGTGTCCAATATGCGGACCGAATTAGCCCCGGACGCCATCCTGGTTCTCCCCGCCGGCCGGGAACTTGATGCCATTGTGGCGGAGAAGGTGATGGGCATGAGAGTTCTCCGTCACGCCGATGGGAGCATTTCGGAGGGTGGACAAGGCAATGAGCGTGTCCGTAGAGACGCCAAGATTCCAATGTATTCCACCTCCATCGCCGCTGCGTGGGAGGTAGTGGAGAAGTTATTGAGTGGGGGTAGAAGCATTGTAATGACTTGTGGTATCGACAGCTTGCCCACATTTTTCGTCCGTATCGGTGACGACCCAGGAGAGTTTGTAGCAGAGAACACCGCCCCCCTCGCCATCTGCCGCGCAGCCCTGAAGGCGGTGATGGGATGACAATTCACAGCCATACAACAACGAATGCCTATACATTTAGGAATCCAACCACGTCCGATAGATGTGACTACAACACAGATGGGTCGTACCAACATTGTTGGCACTCTTCGCCAACCCAACACACCGTATTGCACCATCGCTGCGAATACTGCTGTTGGTGCAACGGCGGACGATGTGTGACACTTATGCCAAAAAAGATGCGAGGCCACGGTCCACACGCACCAGGGGTCTACGGATGACCCGCCTCCGCGAACTCGACGAGCAACGTGCCCTCCTCGCCCAAGCCATCCTCGATCGGGCTGCCACGGATCCCCTCTTGATCTTTCAGCCCACGCCCAAACAGAAACCTTTCATTGAGAGTGTGTTGTATGGGAAAAAAGCGGAAAACTGGTTTGTGGCTGCCAACCGGTCTGGGAAATCCGACGCTGGCGCATACATTGGGTCCAGTTTGGCACGCTTCGGTGGCGATCCCAGATCTGCGTACTCCGAAGGGGGCACCGTTGAAGTTAGAGATCGTGCGACTTCCGGATGGGTCAGTAGTATTGACTTTCCTACCTCCCGCGACATCATCGAGCCCAAATACTTCAACAACGGCTTCGTCCCGCCGGGGGCCACGCACGACCCGTTCATCCCGGACCGGGAAATAAGCGAGTGGCGGGTGTCAGATCGGGTCTTGAAGCTCAAGAACGGTTCCATCGTGGGCTTTAAGTCTGCTGACGCTGGAAGAAAGAAATATCAGGGCGCGGAAAAGGATTGGATACACTTTGACGAGGAGCACGAAAAGGGCATATATGGCGAATCATCTATCCGAATCGGCGCTCGCCCACTGCGTATTTTTGGAACCGTGACACTACTTCCGCCAGAGGGCACAGTCGGGGGTGTGACATGGATGTATAACGACATGATTAAACCGTGGCTGCAACAGCGCATGCCGGACCTCGGACTCTTTTCGGCATCCATATACGATAATCCCCATATTGACCAACGGGAGATCGCCCGACTTGAAGCAAAGTTCCCGCCAGGAAGCGTTGAAGGGAGAATCCGCTTGGGTGGTGAATGGCTTCCTGGTCTGTCGGGTACTCGGGCCTATGCGTCTTTTGAAAATCAGAGCCACGTCAGAACTCAGCCTTGGCCTCCCATCCCCAGAAAACCGCTGGTGTGGTTTTGGGACTTCAATGTATCCCCGCTCGTCACCGGGATTGGTCAGAGAGACGGACGACTTTTTAGGGTCATGCGGGAGCTCGTGCTTGAAGAGGGCTCCACAGCCGAAATGTGCCAGGTATTTTATGATTTGGTAGGTCAGCATTTTGGAGAATTGTGGATTTATGGGGATGCTACTGGGGCACGGATGGAATCACGGCACACCGCATCGGATCAGAGTCGTGCCCGGTATAGTGACTATCAGATTATTCGGTCTGAGATGAGAAAATTTGGCTCACCCATTCGCCTCAGACTCCCCACGCATAATCCCCCCGTGACAAATCGGGTCAATGCGGTTAATGTGGCATTAAGGAATGAGCAGGGGTTGAGTCTTGTAGAGATTGATCCATCCTGTGTTGAATTGATTGCTGATTTGGAGGGAGTGTTGCGAGATGGGCAGGGGGGGATTAAAAAGACTAGAGATCCTAAGAGCCCATACTATCGTCGGGGACATAGTTCCGATGGGTTTGGGTATTGGGTCCATTACGAGGAGCCTGTGAAACCTAGAAGCCCCTGGGATCAACAGACGAAACCGCAGATTGGCATGCCGGGGTACGCATGGGCGCAGCGATGAGAGAATATGGCTGGGAACCTTGGCATATAGTTCTTTTTGTCGGTCTTTTAATTGTTGGGGTATGGATGCTCATGGATATTTTAGAAAAGAAATGACATGGCCTAACAATAACTTTCACCCTGGGGTGAAAATTGGCACAAGTTGAAAAAGACCTAAAACTCTGCCGCCTCTGCCCGAACGCTCTTCTTACCCACGGGGCTCGGGCCATAGGTGTCTGCCACGACTGTATTGCTAGCGAGAAAACAAACAAGGGAATTCCCATTCCTGGATACTGGAGGCAAGACCATGCCACGGAAGAAAAGCCCAGGTGAGGACAGGCCAGTAGCGGCGGGGGCGGATCTTACCGTCCTGACGGCGATTCGGGCCTACAAGCACGAAGCGGAGATGGCGAAGAGGGACCGCACCGCCCTCAATCGCTTCAACATCAACACCTATTTGGGCCGGCAGGATTGGTCCCACAAGCAAAAGGGCCAGTCCAAGGAGTTCTTACCCAAGGTGCCTGTGGCCGTCGAGCAGTTTTCCGCCTTCGTCAAGAGGGCCTTGGTCCAGTTTGGTGAGTGGTTTACGATGGATATGCCACCCAACTCAGTTCTTCAAGCCCACGAAGCCCGTGATTTGCTGCTCTGCTTCCTCAACCGCATGCCCGATGGCCTCCAAAAGTGGAACTCGTTCCCACTGGTGCTGTCTGATGGGGTCAAAAAGGGTCTCCTGGAGTCCCTGATTACGCTGAAAATTCATGGGAGGAAGCGGACAGAGCGGCAATTCTTCGCCGAACGCGGCATGGAGTTCATTTCGGTCGCTGAAACTGGCGAAATTAAGGCGAATGAGACAAAAAGCCTCAAAACACGGGAAATCCAGCCGTGGCGACTGATTATTGACCTTATTTCCGCTGAGGACTACTTTCCCGATCCCACAGACCGCAATTTATATGAAATTCACACCGTGGAGCGGGATTTATCGGATTTGATTGAGGTAGCAGAGAACGACGACATCTATGATCCTGACGTTCTTGAGTTAATAGATCAAGATTTCGAGAAAAAGTATGAATCGTGGGAAAAAGCCCGCAGTCGCAACCAGACTGATGCCACCCCACCCTCCTTCCGCAAGCGCGTGGTCGTAGATGAGTTCTGGGGGGACATTCTTGACTCGCGGGGTCGGGTAGTGAAAAAGAACTGCGTGGCGGCGATTGCCAATGATCGCTACTTGCTCCGGGCACCGGAGGATAATCCCTTCTGGCACCAGGAGTCGCCCTTCGTTAGCTCCCCGCTCGTTCGCGTGCCTGGGTCCGTCTGGCACAAGGCTCTCTTCGACCATGTTGCCCCACTCAACGTGGCCATCAACGAACTGTTCAACCTCATGTTGGATGGGGGTCTATCGTCTGTGTGGGGTATCAAACAGGTGCGGACAGGTCTGCTCGAGGATGCCCGACAGATCGCCGGCGGCATCCCGCAGGGCATTAGTCTCGCCATCAAGGATGAGACCCCCGATGGCATGAAAGTGGTCGAAACGGTCTCTGAGGGCAAGGTGCCCCAAGACGCCATCGCCATGTTTCAGATTGCCAATAGCGAGCATTTGGCCGCGTCACTTTCCAATGAACTTCGCATGGGGATGTTACCCCCGAAGCAGGTGAAGGCGACAGAGGTGATTGAAGCCTCCCAATCCTCAGCCGTCACCCTTGATGCCATCTCCGCCGACATTGAAACGGAGCTTATTGGTCCGACCATCCGCAAGGCGTGGATGACCATTCTCCAGAATGCCGACGACCTTTCCAGCCAGGATATTGTGGGCTCGCTCGGAACGCGGGTGGCGTTGACCTTGGCCCGGATGGGGCCAGAGGAACGATTTGCCAATCTCGCCGGGGGGTGCGGTTTTCGCGTCCACGGTCTCTCGGCCACCCTTGCGAGGGTGCGGGACTTTCAGAAAGCCGCCGCGCTCATGCAAATGGCCGTGTCTAACCCCATCTTGTTTCAAGCCTTCGCCAAACGATTCAGCGGCGACAAGATTTTGACGTATATGATGAAATTGCTGAATATCAACCCGTCCCACCTAGAGCAAAATCCAGAGGAATTGCAGAATATGCCCAATCGCTTCAAGGAACTTCAGGGGCTCATGCAGACGATGGGGGGGCAGGGGAAGGGGGGCGCGTTGCAAGGCGAAGGGGAGTTGCCAGCGGAAATTAACCAAACGGTGAACCCGATGACGGGGATGGCGGGGTAGTGGGCACAGTTATTTCCGCCTGTGGCGATGTTATCCACCACAACGGCTCCGTATCTCTTCCCCAACCAGTCGTCGCCGCCTTAATGCAATTTTTGCTTGACAAACGGAAGGGCAATGCTATTTTGCATATTAAGGACGGGAAAATCCTTGGCGTGACATTCGAGGACAAGACACACGCCACGATATAAAACTGAATAAGTAGGGGTCATCGCAGCAAAAGAGCCCCGTTGGGTGTATCCCAGCGGGGTTTTTCTTTTGAGGGTTTTAATGCCGCATAAAGGTGATTACGGCCAGAAAAAAGTCCATAAGGTGATGAAGGAGTTTAAGCGTGGGACGCTGCACTCAGGCGGTTCGGGCAAGAAAGTCAAAAGCCGAAAGCAGGCCATCGCCATCGCTATGAGTGAGGCTGGGTTGTCGCGCAAGCAGAAGAAATCGGCCAAGGGGTCTGGAACGTTCAAGACGGTCGAGATTTCACAGGGTTATCGCAAGATATGAGCAAGGACTTTGAAACGAGACACGATGAATGGGTGAAGTGGTATTTCGAGCACGTTAATGATGGGGTTGACGTACACCAACAGATCAAGTTTCTGAAGAAGGCCCTTGAGGGAGTTATGGAATTATTTGCCCATGCGCGGGCAGACATCCGCGCCTTAGAGGGGCGGCCCAAGCATGACCTGGGCACTCCCCTCTATCTGCCTCGTCATTTATCGGTGCGCCGGTGACGCACACCATAGACCGCATACACCAGGGGCAAGTCTCCCAGATGCTCTTGCGAGACCTGTCCCTCAAAGTGGGAGAACGCCAGGAAGCGATCTTAAAGTCGCTGATTCGTGAATATGACAGCGGCAAAGTGGACGCACAAAAATTAATCGGGGGGATCGCGGCAATCGCCGCCCTCCGTTCGCTCCTGCGTGACTACGAACGGGCAGTCAATCAGGGGCAGGAAGCCATGGAGGAGATTCACGCCCAGGCCAACTAACGGTACAGCGGAGAGGAGAAAAGCATGCCGCCCAAGGATAAGCCACAACCGACCCCGCCTGATCCAGTCACACCGAATCCGGATGCTGCGATCTTGCAGGGCGGTCCAGGGCAAGATACTCCGGTAGAGGACAAGAAGGAGCCCGCCACTCCTACCGGCGTGGAAATGACCATAGCGGGCCAGAAATACACGCTCGATCCAGCTATCGCGTCAGCCCTTGAGGAGCGCGAGAGGCAATTTGAGCGGAAGATGAGTCAGCAGGGCACGGAATTGGGGGAACTCCGAAGGCTCAAGCAGCAAGTCGATGCGTTGAATCAGGCTCAGGCCGCACAGGCACAGCCAAACATGGACACGCTGCTCTTTGAGAATCCTACCAAGGCCCTGGAGATGCACAGACAACAGATTGTGAGTGAGCTGACACTGAAGTATGAGCAGGAGAAGCGACAGCAGGAGTTTTGGCGGGACTTTAAGAGTCGGCATAAAGATCTTGATGGTGATGATCTTGTGATCCATGCCGTTGCGGCGAAAAATGCAGCGAGCCTGAACACGATCACCGACCCCATTGAAATGGCCGACAAGATTGCCGACTTTGCCCGCCGGGAAATCCTGCGGATTGCCAACCGCGCGAAATCCGACACACCGGACAAGACTCGGGCGGTCGTCGAAGGCAAGTCATTTGAAGCGCCGAAACCTACGCCGAGACCGGAGGCTGAGGAGAAAGGCAGTCTCTCCCAGACCATACGGGACCGGCGCAAGGCACGGCATGAGGCCGCCCTGAGCAAAGGGGGAAAGTAAATGGCCCAGTTTACCTGGACGTTCGACGCGCCGACAGGGACGTACAAGAGTCACGCCATGTCGCGCAAGGTCTACGAGGCCGCCGTTGCCAAGAGCGTTGGCATGGATCATGTGCGGCCCGTCGAGGGGTTCGGGCGGAAGATGGGTGAGACCGTGACCATTACCCGGATCGCCAACATCACCGAACCCACCTCTGCGACCCTGACTGAAGGCGAGCGGATTTCAGAGGATACCTTCAGTCTCTCGACCACCAGCGTTACTGTGGTGGAACTTGGTCGAGCGGTGCCTTACACCAGCTTGGCCGATGAACTCTCGTTTTTCGACCTGGAGAATCCCATCCAGAACAAGCTCCGGGAGCAGATGCGGCTCACGCTGGATCGCAAGTTCTTCACGGCTGCGACCAGCGGGCAGGTCAAGTGGGTGCCTACAGGTCTCGCGTCCAGAAACGTGACGACCAACGGCACGGCTGGGGCGCAGGCGACGGCGAATATGACCGTCTGGCACCTAGAGAGCATCCGGGATTACCTCTTCGACACGCTGAATGCCCCTGGCGCGGAGGGTGATGACTATATCGGCATCTTCCGCACCGCAGGGATTCGGGGCATCAAGCGCGACCCCGCCTTTGAGGAATGGCACAAATACACCGACCCGTCCGTAAAGTTCAACTCGGAGGTTGGCCGGATGGAGCAGATTCGGCTGATCGAGACCAACCACGGCCTTGACCTCATTGGTGCCTCGAGCATCCTAGGGGAAGGGGTTGTGTTCGGGTCGGATTTCGTGGTCATGGCGGAAGTCTTGACCCCGGAGATGCGGGCCGCCATTCCGCAGGACTTTGGGCGGTCCAAGGCCGTCGCGTGGTACGGGATTCTGGAGTTCCTGCAAGTCTGGGGGGATTCCGGGACCGCTGGCCAAGCGCGTGCGGTTCACGTCACATCAACATAGGCTTTCCCTGGAGTGCCCTGGCAGCCATCAGCCGTGCCAGGGTCCGGTGAAGGGGAAACGGAGAAAGGACACATGGCGTACACACACGGGAAACACGAATATATCATCGGCACCACGGGTGCTGGATTGGCCAAGTTCCGCCTGAACGTCAACACCACCAATAGCGGCGAGTGGATGCCGGGCTATATGCCGTTCTTGGTGCGGGCGGTGTCGGCACAACGGACCACCACATCAGGCACAGCCTGCGTGATTTCTTTCCGCGATGTGCCTGGTTATAGCACAGCACAGGCGACGGGGCACCAATTTACCAACGTCACCCTGGCGTCTGGTTTGGCGACCAACCTCGTGTATTACCGGGATGACTTCACCCCACGGGTGATTAGTCCGGGGCATGCAGTTCGGGTGAGGCCGACCACGTCATCCACAGGCGATTCCGTCATTTGCCGTATCTACGGTGAATGGCAGTGGGAGACGCCTGTGAACGCGACTGGGCTATTGGCAACTGGGTAACACTAACTTGGGGGGCTAGGGCCTTCCTGGCCCCCCGCTTCCAACCCCGAAGGCGCATAGCAACCCCTGGCATCCCGCAAGGGGGAGGGTGAACCGAGGGGTCAAGGAGGATTCTGTTGGCTCTACTCACAGCAACATCTTGGAGCGTTCGCAACATTGTAGGGACTGGAACTGTCTTTGAGGTCAATAACGAAAGCATCAACATTGCGGGCAAGAAGAAGTGGTCGAACGTCAAGCTGGTTCTGACGACTAGCGGATCGGCTCCTACCGCTGGCATCCCCCTCCCCACATTTGGTCGAGTGGGTCTGGTTCGTCACCTCGATTATTACATCCTCGTCGGACCACACACCATGACGACTGCTCTGGTGGCGATGAGCGTCACGGGTGTGCATCTGACCATTGCCACGGGCGGGGCTCGGGTGCGGTTCTTCCGCAACAAGAGCATCCAGGCATCGGGTAGTGGCCAGGTCGGGGCGATTACCACTCTGTCCACGGCTGCTACACTTGGATCAGGGTTGACCATCATCTGCACGGCGGTAGGCTGGT